GAGACTCATATGAGTCTCTGATATATTTATTTTTTTTTTAATTTTTTATTACTATATCTTCTACAATATGAGTTGTATTATCATTCATATATTGAGCATTGATTTCTTTAGAATATCGTAATTCTATACGCCCTTTTATAGGATCTGTTTCTATATGAGCATCATTTAATACTACGCTATATGGTACTCTAGTATCATCTGTAGTGGATGTATAGTGAGATACATGAACTACAGAAACTAAGCTAGCATTGTCTGTGCAATACAACCAAGTTTTTCCATTAATAGCGTTTAACATTCTAAACTTAGTTAATGGTTCTCCATTATATTGCGGAACAATAATCTTCAAATATTCTATTCCTTTAGGAACAACAAAGGTAAATGATTTAGAAAGATATTGTTTACCATTCTTTTCTATAATAGGCCATTTAAATACACCAGGAATGATTGGTTTAATAACCGGTTTAATAATCATATTCCCTTTAACAGTGAACTTGATTTCTTTTTTGTGTGTCTTTATAATTGTACCCATATTACATATTCCCCAATGAATAACCAGCTCCGGTAGCTATCATACCAATAAGAATCTTTTGGTATTTATGTCTGCGTTCCGTTCTCTTGACCCACTTCTCGTAATCGTTGAATTGTGTCTCTAATTTCTCGATCAGCTTCTTCATATTCTCTAAACTGTTGTTGGCTTCCATTAAGTTTCTCTCGGATTCCATGAGCTGTGTCATAAGCTGAATGATTTGCTGACTCTGCTGCGTCGATAGATTTTGTTCCGTCTGATTGTAATACTTTAAGCTGTTCAAAAGTCCCGTCAAGTTCTGCAGTTGCTGATTCTGCTTCTGAGAGAGTTCTTTCGAGGTCTTTAGCTGTGCTTTGAGCGTCTCGTAATTGGTCTGCAGCAGATTGTATTGCTTCTGCTGATTTGCGTTGATGTCTTTGTAATTCCGTATTTGTATCTGAGATGCCTCCAGCTGTTTTTGAAGCAGATCGAACTGAATCTGTAGCTCTTCGTACTGCGTCTTTAGTCTTAGCATTTTCTGTCTTTGACTGTTGTATTGTGTCTCTAATTTGTTCACCAGTTCCATGGTCGTTGTAGTGGAAGATGTAGTATCCGATGATTCCGCATATGATAACGATACCGAGGACAAGATACCACAGACTACGATCATTGAGCTTAATATATTCTTTAAATTTATCCATTTCAATTGTTAGTCCTCCTAATTATAAAAATAAGAGAGGTCTATAGAAGACCTCTCTTACACTATATATTACGGTATATCACTATCTCCAGTTATATCTACCCATAATTGATGCATCTTAATAGATTCTTGTAAAGAATCATCTCCTGGTTCAGTAATCTGGGTTACTTTATGAGAACCAATTTTATCAGTTACCCATTTGGTAGTAGCCAACTGATCGGTATATGTATCTATACTAGCCGTAGGAGCAGATGGTGTACCAGTAAACATAGGAGAATTTAAATCTGCTTTTAATAATAATTTACTGTCTAATTCTGCTTTTAGTACATATCCATCCAAATTGATCTTTGGAGAACTAATTAATTCCCATTTATCTTCTGATGTATAGATATATTCTTTAAACAGATCACCTTCATGACCGCTAGGGTCTTTTACTAAGTAAATCGTTGTTTTGGATATATCTGTTGTTGGAAGAGCATTGACAATTAGAATTTGGAATTTAGGAATAACAGACAACTCTGCTTTTGTAGCATAGTATGTATCGATTGCATTACCATTTTTATCTGCTATAGCTTTGGCTGCTGTACCCGTATAGTTCTCTGGAGTCAATTGACCTTCATATGTCTTATTTCCTCCAACCATCTTATACCATTTAATGCCATTAGTGCTATTAGAAAGCATTTCGATATTATAGGTATCCATGTCTATAGTACCAGTCATTTTACCACCAGATAACTTTAGATAGTTATCCATAGCAGCAGTAAATGCGGCTTGAGATATGGCTCCATCGCTATGAGTACCTGTATTACTATATAATTTAGTAATCCCCTTAATGGTATCGGTGGCTGTTGGAATATCATTCAGATCAGTAAATTTACCTGTAGTAGCTACCGTAGATAATGTAGCTTTATCCATCTTTTGATCTAATGCATTGGAGATAGATAATTGTGTCATTGTGCCATCTACATTGGTTCCTGTAGAATTATAGATCTTAACAAAACCTTCTGTAGAAGAAGTAGCTGTTCCTGGTTTATTAATTAAATCATTATAATTTCCTGTAGTGGCTACAGTCGCAAAAGAATCTTTAGCTGCTTTAATCGCTTTAAAAATACCATCTGAAGTGACGGGGTTTACAGATCCGCCAATAGGTGTATTATCAAAAGTCAATGAAATATGTGCGTTATCTAATGCATGTTTAACAAATGCCGTTGTAGCAATTGTTGTATCATTAGATGTAGCAGCAGCCGTAGGCGCTTTAGGAGTTCCTGTAAATACTGGAGAATTTAATTTGGCATAATCATTCAGATTGGCTGTAATCTGATTGTGAACAAATTCAGTCGTAGCAATCTGCGTTGTTGATGTTCCTACCGCAGCAGTAGGAGCTGTTGGTGTACCAGTCAATGCAGTATTGTTAACGATATTGGTCTGATAATCGATCAATTTAGCATCAATGGCTGTCGGTACATATGTCTTAACAAATGCCGTTGTAGCGAGTCTGGTGCTATTATCAGTAACTGCTGGTGTAGGAGCTTTAGGTTGATTAATAAATACAGGAGAATCTAATAAAGCATATCTCTCCAAATGTAAGTCTAAATGCCCACCATTATTAATATCATCTATAATAGCCTGTGTAATTGCATCTTTATCTATTTGAGATGTAATAATACCATTTAACTTTTTCTTTAAGTCTACTATACTATCTACATCTGTTTCATAATGAATAATTTGTTCGATACCATCTTTAACCGTTCTAAATCTGGCTTTTCGTATGACGGTAGTATGAATAGGATCATCTGGCACGTTATTCACCCTCTCTATATAAATTCATGAATTTACTGAAATGTTGACTGGAATAAAAGAGATATTCCTATATAGGAATATCTCAGTTTAGGCTGGTTTCATAGAGTAATCTAGTTAAGTTTAAGTATCTTCCTTTATAATGACAGTTAGGATTTCCAAAATAAATATCTTCTGTTTCTATATAAGTAAAAGTAACTTCATTATAGCCTTCTTTTATTTTTTCTGTTTGACCAGCATGAGAAATATATAAATCTTTTATCCAGAAATCAGAACGTTTCATATTGAAAGATATGGTTACTTTCTTATAGTCTTCAGACAACACAGCCTTTGCATCATGAATTGTCCAGCTATATTTCCAATCTAATGGATGAATATAATCTATTGTATAATGCTTATAGGAAGCAAAATTATGAGTATCACTAGATAACTCTGTTTCCCCTCTAAGCAAGAAAACTTTGACAAATGTATCATTATTACATTTATCAATTTGTATAAATCCTTTTTGATTGAGATTGGTCAGCATCTCTTTTGGAGTCATATCTAAAATCTCTAATAATTCTCTAAAGTCATACAATACATAAGTATTATCTGTGGCTTGACTATATAGAACGATTGTGCTGGATCCATCTCTTAGTAAGTCTGTATCTACAATTAACTTCTGATCATTATGGAAGAAATGAAGAATATGATCGTCATATATATTCAGTTTGATATTCTCTTTCAGATCTGTTTTTCTGACAGCATCATCAAATACAAATAAATGCATTATTTCCTCCTAATGATCTTAGATAATTCTTGAAAAGCTTCTTGATGATGATTCCTAAACTGTAATCCCCAAATAATGAGTCTCTTATAGAAATAACATTCTAATTCATGCTCTTTAGATTTAACACATGCCGAACCGCAATATTTATAATAAGAACAAGTTCTGCAATTTGTAAAGTTCTTATCAATGACATTGGCTAGATCTTGCTGCCATGTATTTGAAGATAATTGATCATCTCTCATATATAAACAAGTATACATTTTTCCAGATGTATCTATTTTCTTTATATTACGATGAACACAATATGTCTCGCCATATTCGTAATTATTATTTAATAGAGAATTAACCAGTATGAATAGTCCATTGACTCTATAATTCATAATACCATATTTCTCAAAATCTATAACGTACTTAGATACATAGGTTTTGATTTGTTCAATCAAAGAAGTATAATCTTCTCTGGTTAATGCATATGGTTTGTTAGACTCTGAAGTCATATGCATAATATGAGGATATAAAGAAAGTCTAACTGATATGACTTTCTCTTTCTCATTAAATTGATGCATAATATATTCTAAATCTGTATTCCCATGAAAGAGAGTACAAGATATATTAACAAATGGATATTCTATTGGATGATCTAAAATATCTTTAGAACGTAATGCATTATTTCCATCATAAGAAAATGCTACTTTGAAATTATATTTCAAAAAGAATTCTCTATATTTATCAAAGAGAATCCCATTGGTTGTAATTCTATATGAATTTTCTGGCATAGCGTCTACTACTCTTTTGATATCATCCATATATAGAGTAGGTTCTCCACCAAAAAAACTAATATGAATTTTGCCCATAGACTTCAGATGAGCAATGAGCTCATCTGAAATATGGTTTTCTTCTTCAGATTCTATTCTGTGGCAATAAGAACAATTCATGTTACACTTACTGCCTAAATATATGCTGATAGATTTCATGGCTTCTTCTCTAAGATCAAATTATATTCATTCCATACTTCATACCATTTTCTACCCAGCTTAATTTTTACTTTACCAGAGTAGTCAAACGGATATAAATGAACTTTAGCTGTTCCTTTATTTAAAGAAACTCTCTTAGTATCCAACACACCACAAGAGCAATCAATCAATACGTCTTCGCAATCTATATCTCTGGTTAATTTGGTAGCGGAGAAGTTTCCTTTATATTTTTGAATGGTTAATTCAATTGGTACGTTTTTATAAGAAATGGGCGTTTGGAACGTTCCTTGTACACCATTCCCATACCTATCGGCCTTGTACTCAATATCGTCTATTTTCAAAGAATAGCTATCCCAAAGTGTCGCTCTTGGGTGACTTTGGGAAGGCAAATCTACAGAACTGAACTCGCCATACTCTACATCCATATCTGTTTGGATATTAAAGTTGGCTTTTGTTCCTACAAAGAATCTAATGATAATATCTTTCTCTGTACTGGAAATCATTCCAGTATCTATCTGACACATAGTATCTCCATTAGAGAATAATTGAGCCATATCAGAATAGTCCATTCGAATAGATACACCAAGACGATTCATATTTAAAAATTTATAAGCAGACTTAGTAGGAACTCTAAAATTCTTTACAATAGAATTCGGATTATTTACAAATACATAGGAAGTATAAGAATCCAATACTTCTACACCATCTCTACCAGAAGCTAAATAAGCAGGATCTGTATTTTCACAACGCAGAGAAAGAAAGGTTCCTAATAAGTCCATATTATATTTCAAATGAGTATCTGTGCTATCTTTATTAAATAATATCTTAAGCATCGCATTCAACCTCACAGTTCTCTACAACGATGGTATGACTTCCATTGGCTAATTTAAAAATATATCCAGTTAAATCTTCATCAGATTTCTTAATAGAAGCCGCTACATGAATATCTGTTGTATATGGCCTGGTTAAATCAGCTTCATCTTTATTCTTCATATTCATTAGCCCATGTATGGTCTTCATTTTTGTATCTTTACCAACCCATAGAGTGGGAACAGTAGAGAACGTTTTATATGTCTTAACAGTTGTTTTCTGTATATCTATAATTCTGGTAGGAATAGTACCTGATAGAACCCAATCTAACTTGGTAATATCTTTCAGATCTTTCGGTCCATCTATTGTTAAAATTTGTCCAGAAATAATCATCATTAACCTCCTCCTCCATCATCTCCACAGTTGCAATCGCAGTTTGGATTATAACATTCTTTATTGGTTTGACAAGATTGACACGTCTGACAAGCTTGGCAGGTTTGACATCCTTGACAACCCTGGCAAGTCTGGCAACAGTTAGCTTGACAACAATTATTGGAGAACTTGGTTTGTAAACTATGAATTGCATTCTGTAATGCTTTTACATTTGCAGAGGTTACTTTATCAGAAGAAGAGATATCGATTGGTATGGAAACTTTTTTAGATGAACTTAGCGTAGTTATAGCTGTTTTGAGTTCTTCTAAGTGTTGTCGTTTTATTGGTTTACCAGTTAAATCTGGATCTGTATATCCCATAATATCACCTCTTAACCCGAACCTGCGCCACCAGCACCAGTATCATCTGAACAATCGCAATCTTTAGAGGGGCATTGTTTTATCCAATGCGTCGTCTGACAAGATTGGCACACTTGACATCCTTGACAAGATTGAGTCTGGCAGGTTTGACAAAAAGTACAATTTCCACAATTATCTGCATTGGCAGCATACGTGTTGTTCAAAGCATCTAACGCATTTCGTATTTCCTGTATAGATGCTTTCTTAACAATATCTCCTTGATTTCCATTAGAGAATACTGTTTGAGGTATATTTCCATTTTTAGGCATTTTTTGACTCACCTACCATTTTCCCATATTCTTGTATTAAATTCAACATAGGCTCAAATACAGCCTTCTTCAATTTGCAATATGTTTCTTCTCTGGCTTGCTCAGAAACTAACTTACATCCACCATTACAGAATGCCAAAGCTACACAATCTTTACAAGTAGATCTCATATGGTCTGTATAATCTGTTTTCAACACTTCATTCAGATATTGGAAGTATGGAGTATATATTGTCCCAACCTTAGTAGAAGTATTATGACAAGTATACAGATTTCCTTCTAAATCCATATTCAATATAGCGTATCCATTACCACAGTTGCAGTAATATTTATTCCATACTCCATTCTGTTTACCATAGAATTGGTTGATATGATTATAGAGATCTTGGATAAACATAGTCTTTGTATAGGATTCTCTGGAGTAGTTGGAGTTGATCGTATCTAATAAGAATTCTTTTCCCATCTCTTCTATTTCATCTCTGACTCTTTGATAGTCTACATCCAGAATTTCTTTGTTAGTTATTCCTGTATCAAAGATCTGATCAATATTGATTCCTACTTGATATCCTTTGAGTTTATAATATTGATTAGAGATCTCTTGCATGCCTTCTAAAATTTCTTTTGGATATGCTTTAGAAGACATAACCGCAGAAATAGATAAATGGTCTAACCGTAATAGTCTACGTCTTAATGGAGAGGATGGATCAAATGCGTCAAATCCTCTGGTTTTCATAACATTAGGCCCATCCCAAGAGATAGTTACCCAAAAGTTATTCTTATTAAAGAATTCAACCATATGATCATTCATCAATTTTCCATTAGTAATAACAGAATACGTACATCCTATATCTTTAGTTGTTTCTACGATTTCTTCTATATTAGGATAATATACCAATGGTTCTCCACCAAAGAATTGAAGATGAACGGGATGATCTTTCCCGTTCTCTTCGTTACATTCTTTGATAAACTCATAAATATCTGGATTGATCTTATTAGACAGTGGCTTATGAACTAATGGATGTTGTAAACAGTATATACAGGATAAGTTACATCCATTCCCAAGCATAATAAAAATGGTTTTGGTTTGTCTTTTTAAAAACTTACCCATTTATATTATCTCCTAACAAGCATTCTAACTTTTCTAATTTCTGTATCTTTGTCATCTTCTAAGCAAATTCCTACATAATGGGTTATATCATCGCCCGGCTTTGCGATTTTGCCGACACCAGCCAAATCGGAAGGAATGATCTTATCTCCCTTATGAACTTCTCCGGCTACTTTAACATGAACACGACCCATTAATGCAACTGGAATATACTTCTCCATATTGAAAGACACAATATCTCTTGTATCATCTGGAGTCATACCGCCAATAACATAAGCAAACTCATCGGAGTGTACGCCAACCACAACAGAAGAATCTTTAGTTGCCTTAATATATTTTTCTTCATCAGAAGTTAAATCTAAAGCAATAATATCTCCTGCTTCTGTATCTTCTCCTCTTTCAAAGAATTCCGCATAGTCATTATAGATAGCATTGACACATTTCTGTGCAGTCAATACACCAGGGAATACAGTATCCCCATTAGCATCCAAGAGTGTGGCAGAGCGTTTTACAGTAGAGAATGATGCATTGGGAGCTGCGGCTGCTTTTGTGTATTGACGAACGTAAATTGGCTCATTACCATTATCTGATGTAGCTATTTCTGCCCATCCGGTATCACTACCAGAATCGCCAATTCTAATTCTAAATGCATCGGTTCCAGCCATTCCTGCTCTAATTAAATCAACGGCAGAATTTACAGGGGCTGTTGTTTCAATCTTTTCCGCTTTATCGATTGTTCCATGGAAATTTTGTGCGGTAATATCTCTATCACAATTAATATTGCCATTAAATATTATATCGGATTTCAGCAGTGCTTGGGGGGTACCAGAAGCATTCCAACCGAGAGAGAGCAAATTCAATGTATTATCATCTTTAGACTTATACGACCCAAAGCGTATATAATGAGAACCATCTGGGTCATATCGAGAAGATACAACTTCCATCGGATTCATATTACGATCATAAAAGAATAAATTATTGAAAGTGCTTACTGATGGAGGATTACCAAATGTCATTTCAGAATCATATAATCCTAAACGATCCCTGACATCCAATGCACCTTCCATTACACCGCCAATTAGCTTTACATATGTTTTATCAATCTGCTTACCATATTTATCAGCATCTGCTATAACAGCATGAGAAATTGTATCAGAGTATTTCATCTGTTTATCCCAGTTGGTAAATACATATGTAGTGCCATCTGGAGATTTAGAAAATCCTCTAGAATATAATTCATTCTGGTTACCAGCATATAAGAATTGCATGCCCCAACCTTTAACATTCTCTTGTACGACCAGTCTAAAGTTACCAGCTGTATAGGGACAATGTTTCAAAGTAGCAGAATATGCAGACCCAATAGATGCATAACAGCCAGGAGTTGTATATGTATTTAAATCTTCATTCTTCTTAAACTTATAAACAGATTTATCATCATTGACATTATCTAATTTCCACCAAGCATGAGATAAAGAAGATGCTACACCAGAGGTCAAAGATGTATCAATGACTTCCTTCCATACAGCAGGCATCTTCTGTAATATATACAGCTTCTGTTCGTCAGTTCTATAATACAACATTCCAGGAATCAATCCAGTCATTGGGAATTCTGTGCCAGATCGATTGAATTCATCTGTAACTAGATAGAATCTACTGAATACCAAATCTTTGATTGGGTTATTCTTAGTTCCAGTACGAGTGAAGACATCTCCATTATATCCATCAAACCATATCTGGGTTACTCGGATATCATTGCTTTTAGTAGGATCTACATCTGTCGGATAACTAAGCAATTGTCCAAACTGAGAAGGCTGATTTGTAAAACAGTTATGGGTTGTATATGTGCAGCAGAAATTACCCAACTTAGCAAAGCCTAATGTAGATTCATCCGTAGGCTTAAAATTGACACCTAATTTATGCATAGCTCCATGAATACCCACCGGACTATTCTTTGTATATTGGGCAAATAAAGATTTATGTGCTTCTGAATCGTTATTATGATCATTCAGATTACTTTCAGTCAGTAATTGATCCAGCTTATTACCATTATCATAATATAAATTATCGTTTGCCATCGATTATGTCACCTCATTTATAAAGTCCAATTCTAACAATCATTGATTTATTAATGTGTTGTAGTAGATTAATATACATTGAATCTGTAGGCCCATGCAGAGTCTTCTTTGTATATATCGGACAATTTGTTTTATCATCATTATAGACCGCAAACGTCGAATAATAATTAAAGTTACCAATCTTACCAATGATTCTATGACCCAAATCATCATAAAAATAAATAATGATTTCATTAATAAGATCAGTTGGATCATTGCCATTATTGGTTGCATTATCAAAGGCAATCATCCATCTTCCAACAGTATCTTCTGTTATATCCAATTTACCATCATTAATATCAGAATCTGCATCGAAGCTATAAGTCATCAATCTTAACTTAACTGTGTCATCTGTTCCATAGATTCTGATATCTCTATTGGAAATCTTATTCTGCATCTCCAACATATACCCAGCATGATATTCTTTATCATACCAATGATATATTCTAGGTTCTACAGCATAGGTCTCTCCCGTACTATATTCTTTTGTAGGAGAAAACTTAATTGGATAAACCGTATCTCCTGTATGATCACCAGATAGCCTAGATACATACAGATCATCTGTTTTAATATCATCCGCTCCAAATTTAGCAGGATTGGCATTAATTTTAACTTTCTTATAGTTATAGATATCTAAAGGAGTTAATGAATCTTTAGTATCTCCTACCGCCATATGAAGTATAGTATCATAATTTAATCTAGATTGAATTGATGTATCAAACACTTGAGGAGTAAATTTTACATACGTAGATATAGGAACTGCTGGTAAAGCCGTAATAATTGTATCTGTATTCAATACATCAGTAGCTTCATTGCTAGATTGTACAACTCCATTGATAATGACTTTAGAATAGATATAATGACGATCAGCAGACGTAACCTTAGCGGTATATGCCATTCCTTCCCTCATATAACAACTCTTAGTATAGATTCTTCCATACATATCAGTTACCGTTATATTTAGATAAGGAACGTGTCTAATTTCTAACCGATGATTAATCGTTCCTAAGTCTTCATTATCAAATGCTAATGTAGAAAATATTCTACAATTTTGGAAAGTTGCCGTATATTCGTATTTATCATTATCATTTTCTGTATAGGGGGCATGTTTATCATCATGAGGATAAGAAACCAATACGCCAGCTCTATAGTCATGATATCCAGTCATTGCTCTGACTGTAATCGTCTGATGATCAGATTGAATGATATTGAGATAATAATCTCCTATATCTTTATTAGGAATAACAGCAAATCTCCATTTGCTTCCGATATAAGCAAAGAATGATTCTGTATAATTTTCTCCAGAATATACCCATTTACCTTCCGCATTCTTAGTGATACCATAAGCAACAATGGTTTGGTTATCGGTTTGCATCATAGTCATTAAGACTTGTTTATCTTTATCTTCTGGAGTAAATGCTTTGATAGTGATATCTCTGGCTAGCTTACCATTGTTTGTACAATTCAGATATAAACCAGAAGGATTCTTATTATTTTTAAACCGAACTATATATCTTGTATCATAAGGAGCAGAGAAGGTAGTTGTATGAACTACCGTCTCCTTTCCTTTAGTAACTACTTCTATCACAGCATCATTAGGTTGAACAATAGTGATAGTAAAGTTTTTATATTTGGGATCATCGGATTTATTATGTTTTTTATCTACTGTATAGATTTCTCCATCATTATAGATTCTTTCATTATCATCATAGATATTATCATATTTTGTATACTTCTTACTCACTCTTATTCAACTCCTTTCTCTACTGTAATTGTACCATCCGGTTTAATTGTTGCTATTACGTTATAGTCTGGCATAATACCATTCTTAGTAAATACGACTTCATTATGTAAAATAGCTCGACAAATATAAGTTGTTCCTGGACGTATAGTATAGATACCTTCATTCACGTCTTGATATCCATCTCCAAATGATACTTGGATAATATACTGACTGGATGTATGGGTATCTCTGGTAACGATCATCATAGGAACAAACGTTACTGCTTCTTCTATAGCGACTGTAATATCAGACTCTACAATACCAGCTAATTCTCCAGTAGAACAGGTTATATTACCGGCAACGTAACCATAATCCGCCACGGATCCTAATTCATAACAATCTCCATCCGATACATCAAATTCCAATACATCAGTATCTGCTTTGGCTTCGTGTCTAATCTTATTGGTATCATCATACTGAGACCAAGTATTCATAAATAGTGTTTCATTAACTGCTGGATAGAGTTTAATATGTCGTTTGATAATCTTCTTAGCTGGTTCTGCAACTAAGTTATCTAATGGATATCTATAATCTGCATGGTAAATTTTATTGATCATAAATGGACCAATATATTTACATACTTGATAGGTAGAATCAGTAACATCGGCTGTAAATTTAAACTGAGATCCATATTTAACACCCTCTACGGTACATGGAGCATTAAATTCGTTGGTATGACCTCCAGGGTCTGTAATAGATAAATATACTCTTTGTTTATCCAAATTCAAATCTAAGATCTTTATTGTAAAGGTCTTAACTGTAGCAGGATTGGCTTTAATGGTTACATTACCATTGACTGTTCCAGATTTCATATTCGGATTACCAGGAATATATCCATCTCTAGATCCACTTACTTTAACAGTAAATTTAGATCCAGCAGGCGCTTTAAATGAATCTACATATACATTTCCATTACATGTAACGGAAATAATCTGATTTGGAGTCTGCTGTACAGTTACCGTATACATTTGTACTGATGTAGCTGGTGTGGCCGTAACAACCAAATCTTTATTTAAATTACTATAATAATATCCTGGAGTTCCATTAATCATAGTTTTACCCGGTTTATATCCCGTATCTGCTTCTATAGTCATATATAGACTATCTTTTTCTTGTGCTATAAAAGAAGTATGATATTTTTTGCCAGATAATGTACTGGATATAGTAATTTTCTGATTAGGAGTCTGCACAACTTTTACCGTATAATGCAACGCATTATTTTTAGGATCATACAGCTTCTTAAATTCTGTAACTAATGGAGAACAATTGATGATATTCAGATCGTATCTTGTCTTTAAATTTCTGGTTACTTTCTTAACAGAATTGGATATATCAAATACATTAGACTTAGGAACCAATAAACCATTAACAAAAATCATCAGCATTTCTTTATTTAGATTGCGATCAATCTGATGGTCATCAAAATAAATATAACCAGACTGAGGAATATATCCTACAGTACCCGTATTGGTATTTCCGGTATAGAAGAATACAGCAGTTATAATTCTCTTCTTATCTTTTTCATAAGGTAAGTCTTTGAATTTTACAATACGTGTATTTCTATCTATTGTATATCTGGAAGCATCTATATAAGATCCACCATAGAATAGCATAACTCGTTCAGCTAAATTGATTGGTTCTATATATACATAAGGAAGTTTAATAGAAGAAGTTTCTTCATAGGTTAATTCTGTATTATATTCCTTCTTAGTAATCGTTGTATACCCTGGAGTATAACAGAATACAAAATCAATCTGATCTCCTTGCTTAATACTATCCAGATCGTCTATAAAGGTAATATACTTTTTATCCGTATCTTTATTTTCTGTCTGGGTATATTGAGATTCCGGAATAAATAATCCTCTTAAGAAGATCATATAAGGAGCATCCGAATATCCAGTTAATTCTTTATCTGGATAAGGAATCTCAAATGTCTTTTGATTGTTCTCTTCTGCTACTTGATGACGTTCTACAAACTGTATACGATCTTTATCAGAAACTTTATAAGGTACTCTAAGAGAATTAATCGTCTTATATAATAAGAAGATATTAATATCATCATTCTTTGTTAAGATATTCTTCTCTTTAAATTTCAGTGTATTTCCAGCTATACTATAATGAGTAGGAGAAACAAATCCATTATTGATAAATACAAAAATATTAGATGTGGAATATCTTAGACTTACTTCATTAGGGATTTGAATCTGATCATCTTCTTTAGCTACCAATTCATAAGAATGAAAGTTTACATTATTGAAATTATCAGAACCATCTGTGGTATAAATAGCAGTTATAGTTTCTCCAGCATGTAAGTTGTTATAATTTCTTCCTAAGATGAATTGATTATTTACGATAGAATAATGAGACTGAGGAATCAATTCTCCTTTTCTAAAGAAGATATAAGATTTTGGATTATCAGAGAATGGTAATTGTAATGCCCACTGCCCATCTGTAACCACCGGGAGATTAACATAATTGACAAATGCATTATTATCTTCAATCTTATCTCTATCTGTTTCTATAACCAATGCAACTTCTGTATTCGCAGGAACTACATGACGAAAATGAATCTTATTAGGAGCAGTAAATGTATACTCATTAGAGTTTAATAACTTTGTACCTGTAAATACATAGACTGAATTATTGCTGACAATATCTCCTAATGAAGTTACATCAAATGTCATCTCTACTGTATCGATAGGCATCTTTTTATACGTTGTAATGAAGTTTAACGTATTGGATTTAGACAAAGCGTCTATTGTTTCCCAATCTGCTCTATAATATGAAAACAAAAATACCAAATCATCATCATAAATCAGATAGTCATCTGCATCAGGGAATTCAATATAATACTTATCATCTTCATTAACGATATGGTATTTATCAGTAGACATTCTAATTCCATGAGCAATAACTATAAACGAATTATAATCATGAACAGGATATTCTTTATATGGAGCAGGAATTAAGAACTTTCTTTGTATTGGTTCTGTGGCTTTAATCTTGAATGGTTTGACAACTAGGTCACCAGAGCCATTCATACGATTAAATGAGTTATTGGAAATATAGAAGACATCTAATGTATCCTGAGGGGTTAATTCAGATGTAAAATAAATAGCCTTCTGATCGATCAGATTATTATCTAAAGAAGGAATCATAATTTTATAGAATACAGAGTTTAACAATCTTCCATTTAAGAATATGAAATAATTATTTGGATTATATCCAGAACGGAAAACATAAGGTAATGGTAAAGACATTGTCTTTGTCATAATAGGAATTCGTTTATAGATAAACTGATTGCGAGATCCATAATACAATTTATGTTTCTTATATTTAGGATTCTTAGGAATGATTTTATTATTAATAGCATCTATAGTATACGGTATAGGGCAAAGATTATATTCGCCCTTAACCGTAGTATAAAGAATAATATCTTCTTGTGCAATGTAATAGTATCCATTATCTATAGGTAGATAATCTAACCCATCTACAGGATAAGGAATAATTTCATTGCAGATATTTCTGAAATAACAAACCTCATACCCCTTGATATTAGTGGTAGAGTAATTGTAAGTTTTATCTGACATTTATATTTCTACCTCCTAAATACCAAATAATTCAAATGTAAATTGTGCTGCTATTGGAGTATCACGATTTATGCCCTCAATTCCCCATAAGTTAAATTGATTGGGACCATATTTCGAAGGATCTTGAACATGTGTTTCATCATGATACCACGATTTGCCAGGCATATTAACAATTGTATCAAAATAGAAAAGTTTTCCCCAATAACCGCCACGTTCGCTTTTAATATATGCAGAATCTAATCTATGATATACTCTATCTTCATCATATAATGGATCGCATTCCCTATTAAATCTATCCACATAATATTTATCCATAATGATATCACTGAAATCTGTATGATTCCAAGAAGTTAATGGAGTAATTGTATGAATTTTAACTTTTTGAATTTTATAAGCATCCGTGCCGCCATCTTCATTAGAAATACAGAAATATGTTCGATAAACAGTCTTAACATCAGGATCATCAACGCGCTTATGCCCATGACTATTGTATCGATACTTTAATGGCGGACGCAAATTATATTCATTTGGCTTTTTCCAGCGTTCATGAATTCTGGTATAAAATGCTTCTATGCAAACTTTATAACCATTACTTTCTAAAATTCTGTTAGGCTCAACCGATCCAACCGGATCCATCATATGGCCGCCGATTTCTAACCTATCGTCAGTATACCAACTACAATATCCACGCCCACGATCACGTTCATAAGCTTCGAGCATACTAAATGTTCTATTATATGGAGCAATCTGAGCTTCTTGAGCAGAAACCGTTATATCTGAAGATATAACTCCAGAAGATGGGCCATTCAAACCAGGTGAGAGATATCCCTGTTCCGGAATAACTCGAGCATACCAATGTGTTCCAGCACGTATACCATAATCTGAAGTATGATCTGCGCCATCAGATTCTACAAATACAGTCTGATGTGCTGATTGAATAATATGAACTGTATACCAGTTAAGTACTGCCGGTGTAGCCATAATTGTAATATTGGATGTAACAGTCGTCTTATCAATATTAACTTTACCAGCATTATATCCAGTTTCTACATTGACAATTCTTGTAGTAATTTCAGCTCCATATGGAACTTCAAATGTGCTAGTATGTGGCTGTCCATTATAGATAACTTCGATAGTCTGATGATCAGATTGTTGAATATTAATTGTATACATCTTTCTTATAGCAGGCTCTGCACTAATAACAATTTCTCCATTATCTCCTACAGTACCAGTAGTTGTTAAGATTTGACGTTGCTTTTCATTGTCATTCTGTACATGAATATTTCCTAAGCCATTATCAGATGCTTTGGGTTTACCAGCATTATATCCATTATCTGAAGTTACAGAGATATTGTACGTATCCCCATAATTTACATGGAAAGAGTCTCGTTCATAATATGTCTTGCCTTTATAAATAACTTCTAAGAGCTGATTATCAGTAGGCAGAATCTTTATAATATATTCTTTAAGAATAACTGCTCCAACTGTACATACAGTATCTTTTGTAATAACTCCATTTCCGGGATCTGTAATATGGCCAGGAGAGTATCCCTTTTTCTTAGAAGTTGCAGACAGTGTATATGTCTGACCATAAGTTCCGGTAAATGTGGTGGTGTATGTTTTACCATTGCATACTGCTTTGAAATCCTGATTGACTGGATCCAGATTACGCAATACGATATTGTATATATGAAGATTTGCTACCGATGCTCTAATTGTAGTATCTGCTTTAACAGTTACTTCAGTTAAGTTCAGTTTACCTACATCATATCCAGTATCTGCACTAATGGATGCTTTAATCTTTGTAGCATATGGAACGGTAAATGATACTTCTGTATCTTTACATATGTATTCTGTTCCAGGACTAACTGAACCAGGTTTCATATCATTTCCTACTATTGTTACACGAATTGTCTGATGAACAGATGGAATAATTCTAACTGTTCTAATCATTGGAATAGCATCTGTAGCAGACAGACTTGTATTTTCATAAATAATGCCATCTGTCATATTTGGTTCGCCAGCAAAATATCCAGGATCAGCTACAACCCATACTTTAATTTCAGATCCATCTTCTGTCATAAATCCACCGGGATTTGTTCTACTATCGTATACCATACCATTACACTCTGCAAAAATAGTCTGATTTTCTGTATGAACAAAGGTAACCTTCTTATCACCAGATCTGGGTAAATCTTTGAAATAAAACTGATCGTTGGTATATTTAATAGTATTATACCATTTAGGAAGCATACCACGTTTAAAGAGAATGACATGTGTATTATTCTTATAATCCATCTTATCATAAATATCTCTACTCATGATAATATGATCGGTAATGAATGTATTGTTCTTAAATACACTCATACCTTTCAGAATAACATCCTTATCAATATACTCATCTTTATTAGCATTGGTTAGCTGTATAGCATATTTAGCCGTATCATCTTTAATTGTGCAGCCGATAAATTTGTTTACATTAGATGAAGTAATATGAATAGGAATTTCTTTTCTAAGCTTCATAAAGATTGTTTTATTTAAAAACTTATTTTTATTTTGTTCAGTCAATTCTACCAGTGTATAATCATTAACCATGACATAGGAATGCAATAATATATCCAGATCATTTTCTGTCAGAAGAATTTTAATTGTTCTCTTTAAACAATTCATAGTTTCTTCTGAATACTCTTCCATATTGACTGGTCTAACGTGTTCATAGACTTCGTCGTATTTGTTCTTATTATATCCAAAGATATAACCCATAGAAGTATCAATATTATTATCAAAGGTTTTCTGATGTACATGACCAAAATCAAATTCAGTCTTTAAATATTGCAAACTAATAGGAGCTTTATCTTGATCGGTATCTGGATAGATAACATATTTTCTGACATCTTCCATATTTGGAATCAAAGACAAGTTATCTTCAGACTGATTTTCATTAATATACCAAATAACGATGACTCTATACTTCGTTTTACCATCTGTTGTCATATTGAATATATTAGCAGCAGATATGGTGTATTTATCCTGATCGATTAGAGTTCCATCTTCTTTGAATACATAGATATTGGCTTTGGTAATCTTATGGGTTAGATTTGTATCTAAATACAAATTATCAAATCTGGTTCCAGAGTATTCCAAACATCTTATATTAGTATTGGTTGTGGCTATAATATAATCATTCCCACAAGATCTATTTTTCTCAAACCCAAATAATTTAATACCCTTCTCAGGAATAAATCCATGATCGGAATACGTTACTCTAAATGGAATATGAATTAAATCTACCTTTTTTATCTGGGTCTGTCTAGGAAAGTTAGATACAAACAAAGTTACATATCGATCAGATCGTACAACATTGATATATTCCCACGGAACAAATTTTCCATTAATCATCAGCATATATCCACCAATCCATTTGGTTTTATATGCTGTCAGATAATTCATATTAAACTTCTGTCTATTTATATTATTGCTTAAGAAGAAATTATCCACTGCACTATAGAGTCTAATGCCAATTGCATTATAGTCTCTATTAACAACGAATACACCATCTTTTGCATAAATATCTGCATTGGTTGTCAGATACCAATCCCCATCAGTCACTTTAACCAACGTATTTTTACTATAAGAAACACCTTTCTTATGCTCAGAAGCTCTCTGTATCTGATCTACAGTTAAATCAGACTCATAGATTCTTTTCCAAGAAGAAGATGCCCCAGGGATTGCTTTGTTATTATTAGTCAAAGATTTATAGAACAGTCTACTTCTATATTCATCAGGAGCCAAGTGAGATTCATTTTGAGTACAAACAAAAGTTTGTCCATTATAATCTACTTTATCCCCCTTTTGATAAGTATTGGTATATGTACACATCTTCCAGGGTAAGAATGGAGTCCACTGCACAATATATGTCTTAGGTTCAAATATATTATCATCTACGTTAGAATAGTATAGTACACCATCTTGTTTAACAATATCGCCTTTCATAAATGGATTGGGTTCAGACCATTCTTCTAAAGAACTCAGACTTCCTCCAACTTCTTTCCATTTAGATATATCTCCAGGAGTATGATTAATATTATTGGCTATAGTAGATTGATAAGCAATATCATTATATCTGACTAAATCATTTTCTTTATAGACATCATAGTCTGTCCATTTTGGAGTATCTTCAGGAACATCTACTTCGGTTTCATCTACTTTTAACCAATAGCAAGGCACATCCTTGTTATAGTTAATCTGAGATTGATAAACTCTCTTCTTATATATACATTTTTGCATATATTTGTACATTGCTTTTCTTAGAGACCATGTTGGGTGATTGTTAGAAGCCCAATCGATCTGCGTCCAATCTTTATTGGTTCCTGGGATAGAATCATTCTTATTCTTATTGCTGACATATAGATCTCCAGAATTATAAGAGACCTTATCTAGTACAGAATAAGCTCCATGTATAACAGGTCTAATCCAGTCAGGAATATTGGTATCAATTGGTTCATAAACTTCATTTAACCGATAAGGAATCAATCCATGTTGTCTATAATAAATGGCTCTCTTAGTATTGAATCGTTTCCATTCGATCGTATTTACAATATCATCATATCTGGAATATTCTCGTTCATCTTCTGTCCATATATTTTCTGGAGATTCTTCGGTTAAAGCAGGATTCATAATATTCATTAAATAATCAGTAGGAACATCAATTGTGCTATCTGCATTAATTGTCAGAGCATGTCTCATAACAACTAAATCATCCAGATATCCCTTCATTGTTCCAAAGATCAAATGATCCTCATCATATCCTTTACCAACCATGCATACAGAAGAAGTAAACTCATAGATAGCAGAAGCTCCATTTAATGTAGATACTAACCGTCCATTCAGATATAACCCCGTCTGTCCATTGCTTCTGACAGCAGCAATATGATTCCATTCATTCTTCTTATATAAAGCAGAAATATCATTTGACTCTATTTTTCTATGTGCTCTATCTACCAATACTAATTTTAACGTATGATGAACGTCATCATATTTCATATAGAATGAATTGTTATCTGTCTTATTCAGACTATTCCCATTGATAAAATATTGATTCAGATTGGATTCTGTCGGATCGCTATTAAACCATACAGATATCGTCATATCTGTGGTTCCATTAATGGTAAACTTTCCACCATTCATTTTCTTTAACTGAGAAATTTCCCCATCAAAATATGCACATTCCCCAGTAAATCTTCCGGCTGCAGAATAATCAATAGATTCTGTTCGCACGTTTTTATGAATGACCATGGAATTCCATGTTGTTTTTGCTAAATCTGTTGATCCTTCATTCTTTCTGAATCGTAAATTAATCAGAACGTCATAATCCATTAATTCTCACCTTCTTAAAAATAATGGATGAAGGTATTAACCTTCACCCAATTATTTATGATCAAATTAAATATTAGTATTTTCGTAGATTAGAATCTTGCCCATTTCTACTAAGTCTTTATTCAGAATCTTCTCAATTGTTTTTTGGTTATTGAGATAAACTCCACAATACGCATCTGTAACCATTGTCAGGAATGATGGCAAGAATTCGATTCCCAAAATAGATCCAGCTCCATATAAGAACATCCATTTTTCCAGAACTAAACCAATAGTCAGCTTATCCAGTTTAAATACTTCTTTAACCGTATCTATAAATCCAGGTAAAGAATCAAAATCTAATCCTTCTGTACGGATGCTAAATATATTGGCTTGAGACTGAGTAATTCCAGCAGCTTTAACTGCAATGGATTCAATCTTATCTTCATCGGAAATGGCTAATATGGAATTTAAGAAGAACTTAGAAGCCATATACATCATTTTTTCTCTATTATCTGGAATAACAGAGATATTTCCGATATAGTCTATAATATGTGTAAAGAGTTTTGCATAAGCTCTTGTATATAATGTAGTATCTGCAGATCTCTTAGAGAATACGCCAGGAATACCATAATACATCATATTTAGTTTTGCAGAATAAATATAGGCCAATAATACATTCGTATTAACTTTATATCTTCCATTAGCACCAGTTTTAATAACATTGGTGCAATCAATAAATACATTGATCTTTTTATTACCCTTCAGATCTTTAGCTGCAAATACTTTGATTGGTCTGGGAAGTGAATCTTTAGGCCAAATCAAATGAGTATTCTTAGAATTTAAAATCTTAAGAGTGTTTGTAGGAACATTAGCTCTCTTAACTTCTAAGGCTACATCTTCTACAAATGCTTCTGTATTTTTATTGATTCTTTCTGCATGCATAATCGCATCAGTCATAATCTTAGTATATCCAGCCATCTTGTTGTATATAAAGCAACTGGTAATTGGGGATGCTGTAGATTTTACGTCTGACATAATTTCAGTCTTCCTTTCTTATTTAAGTTAGTTTCTGTACAAACTCAATAGTTATTAGTATGTTTTCCAGATTAATTAGCAATCTATTTGTATAAATACATTAGCATAAGAGTTTTAAGGAGGATTATTATGGACACCAAAACAACCGATCAATTATTGAATCTCATTTCTAAAGATTATCCTACGTTAAAAGATATTAAGGGAATAAAAGCACCAGACAGATATACATACAATGGAGTCAATGTACCAAGAGTGACTTCTATATTAGACAAAACAATTGGTAGACCGGGAATTGCATCATGGGCAAATAGCTTAGGCTTTAAGCATATCGGTTATCATAAAGCTCTTAATGCCGCCGCTGCTATAGGAACAGAAACTCATAATTATATAGAGAACTATATCCAAAATGATATTAAGGATATTACAGAACTCAAAGAATCGGAAAGTTGTATTACTGCATTCCATTCTTGGTGGGATTCATTAAAAGAAATGTATACGGTCAAAGTTATCGGAGAAGAACAAAAAATGGCATGTCCGTGGTATGGCGGAACCTATGATCTTCTCTTAGATATCAATGGAGAAAAGATGCTAGTGGATTTTAAAACATCCAATGCAATCAAACCGGAATATTTCTATCAATTAGCTGCTTATAGATATTTGATCAATTTGAATTATGGTTATGATATTGATAGTTGTATGATATTAAGACTATCTAAAACTGATGGGTCTTATGAATCCAATTACATTGATCTGCATACACCCAATGGGGCTCAATTTATGCAACATGCTTCCGATACATTCTTCTCATTATTGAACTCTTATTTTAGATTGTCTACTTCAGAATACGAATATAAAACAATGTGTAATGGGGATGATATTGTATGACGGCATTTATGGATTTATATGTTAAATGTACATACCCTCTAAACTATATGATCACACATATATGGAGTAAACCTTTTTATTATATATTTAGGCCAATTTTCTATTGGTTAATGAGACAGAAATTATTAGATATTATATTCCATATAGATTCTATAGAAGAACTTATCTACGAATTCATTATGTTTATGGACAATGCTCATCGGATACCGGTAAATCAATTAACCGGCATATCTAAGTTTTATGATGATCCCAATAGACCCAATCAGTTTATTTATACTATTAAGAAAGATGCTTTGGTAGATAACAATACTGTCATCATATGTCAATTAAGCTCCAGAGACAATCATATGTGTATTCGCATTGATTTGAATATCAATACATCTCCTTGCTTAACCAATTTAGTATGCTCATTTGGAGAGGGTACCGATACGTATATGCGAGTAGATACTCCGTCTGTTTTGATGAAGTATAAAAAAGATATTATCGAATTGCTTAAAGAGGAAATCATAGATCATGTATGGTATGTATATACAGAAATAATCGACCAAGTGATGTTTAAGAAATCCAATAAGAATTCCACTGGAGAATAATCTCCAGTGGATATTATTTACCAAGTTAAAAGATTTACAAGGATATATTATATATTAGAAATACAATCATTAACAAACAAAAACATAACCAAATCTAGGGAGGAAAACTATGAGTTTAAATCCAAATGGAATGTTTATTGAGGCTCATATAGCCGATCTACATTTTGGAGCATTGGATCCAAAATATCAATACAAAATTTTAAAAGAGCAGTATATATCTAAACTAGAAGCTATGCCTATTCTGGATATAGTTTCTGTCAACGGAGATATATTTCATCATAAATTTATGGCAAACTCAGATGCTGTATCTGTAGCTTGTTATTTTATTACTGACTTAATCAGAGTATGTGAAGAGAAACATGCTACTCTGATGATTATTGCTGGGACATATTCTCATGATGCAGACCAGATCAAACTGTTTTATCCTTTAGCAGAAAGATCATCTAATACCGATATTCGTATCATAGAAAATGTGAAATTTGAATATGTCAAAGGAAAGAAAATTCTATGTATTCCAGAATTATATGGAAAAGGGAAAGAATTCTATAATGGATTCCTACGAAATTCTGGATTATATGATGCTTGCTATATGCATGGAACTTATGTAGGAGCTATCTTTGGAAAGAATTCTCCAGATTTAGATTCTCAAAGAGAGCCTGTATTCTGTATGGAAGATTTCCAATATTGCTTAGGTCCTATTATATCAGGCCATGTACATCAAGCAGCTTGTTTTGATTCTCATTTCTATTATTGTGGCTCACCTTATCGGTGGACATTTGGAGATGAGGGTGAAAAAGGATTCTATATTCTGTTACAAGATATAACGACTCATCGATATGCAGTAAACTTTGAGCCTATTATATCTGATAAATATATTACTATGAATTTAGACGATATGATTCATAAAGATCCTAAGAAGATTATCGATTATATTGAGGATAGAGTACGAAACGAACAAATTAAATTTATTCGTTTAGAAATCACTCAAAATAATCCCGATACTATTAATGCTCTACAGACATTTTATCGTAATAATAAGAATGTATCCATTCTAAATAAAGCGAAAGATGAAACTGTAGTCAAATCTATGGAAGAAGCCAAAGAGAAGTATGAAGAATATAATTACATTTTTGATCCAAATATATCTCCTGAAGTAAAACTCAGTCGATATATTAATCAATGTATGAATACAGTCTTTATTACTCCTAAAGATTTGGTAGATATTCTAAATGATTTATAGTACAACACCAAATTAACATTTGGGAGAGGATGATTATCTTTGAAGGAGAAAAAGAAACTATTCAAAAAGGATGGTAAAACAGTTCTGAAATTATCCTTATCAACGTTAGATGGGTTTTGTACGTATGCGTTGAGTGAAAATGAACACATCAGACCATCCGCTTTAGTTGCTCTACGAAATATTGTAGAGAATATAGATGAAACAGAATATGAATCAGATCCTGCAAGCAAAGAAAGATTATTGCTTTGCAGAGATATCGTTAATACCAAGATTAATCATAGAATCAATAATAAACAATTGGTTTTAGAAGAAGTATTGGGAGCTTCTGGAAATAAGTATCCCGATATTGATTTCAATTCTTTTAGAGAATTGAATAGCAACGACGTTAATTATATTGAAAGTACAGTTATCCCGAAGTATGCGGATAATTTATATATATTCGACCATGCTGAGAAAATGAAAGACTTAGCCATCAATATTATGATTTCCAATACACAAAATATGGATCAAAATATTGACGCATTAAGAGATGAAATCTCAGAAACACATAAGGCTTTAATTCGGCATAAAGTAGTCGAAGAAGAAAATGAAATCGGATTGAATGATGAAGTTCGAAATATTAAACTATTAGAATGTATCAAAGAAATCCGAGAACCCTCTCATGTATTAAAAACAGGCATTACTATGCTAAATGAATTATTAAGAGGGGGTTTTGAACAATCTCGAGAATATTGTTTCTTCGCATTACCTGGAGAGGGTAAATCGACAACTCTTAAAGAAATCGCAATCAATATCTTAAAGCATAATAAAGGATATATTTGTAGAGATAAAACTAAGAAACCTTTATTGTTATATTTCAGTATGGAAAACAGATTGCAGGAAGATATGCAACTGTTATTAAATATGGCTGGGTATAATATTGATATCAGAGATCAAAGATATACAGCAGAGCAGATTTTAGATATGTGGAACAATTCCATATTTAATGATCCGGATGGAATTAAGTTTGTATATATCTATAAATCTGTATATTCGGTCACCACTCAGTATATCAGAGATAAGATCGATCAATTTGCTGATGAGGGATACGAAACCATTGCTGTTATTCAGGACTATATGAAACGTATTATGCCCTCAATTAGAGAAGATGACGAAAGATTAAAATTAGGGGTTATCAGTAATGAATTTAGAGCAATTGCTATTGATTATCAACTCTCATTCATTACGGCATCACAATTGAATAGAGAAGGATCTAAGGATATTATTCCTAAGAGAGACACAGGAGAATATGATAAGGTTATGTCCAGCATTGACAGTTACTATATTGGTGAGTCTGGACTGATTAATGAAAACTTAGACTATTCGATATTCTTAGTACCATTCTGGATGGATCAAGAGAAGAAAATTAAATATTTGGGATTCAAAGCAGTTAAGAGAAGATATGGCGGAAATACTACATTCAATACATTCTATCAGCCCTATTCGATAGAATGCCCAATTAAATTACAAGAAGATTATAACAAACCTACATTAGGAGTTCGGTCATTGACTTCTAATCCTCATACAAGTACATTTACTAATTCGGCAGTTACATATATCTCTAAAGATGAAGCGACGCAAAAGATCAAGGAGAAGTCTTTAGCAGATATCGGATTCAGTGGTGGTAATTATGCAACTGGATTAAAGAGTGCTGGTAAATTGGTAGATGCAGTTACATTGTTCGATGAAGAATCTACTCCAGAAGAAGTTCGAGTAGAAAATCTAAGAAAGTTCTTATCATCCTATGGTGTAGTCCTGCAATTAGATGACCTAAGCAAATATGTCACAATAAGTACTACGTGAGTCGATATCGACTCACGTATTCTTTTTTGTTTTTTTATGTATGAATAGAATTGTATCTGTTAATACTGGGCAATTCATTAATCTGAATGGCAGACAATGCGTCATTTAGCACCCCAATAGGCAGCATTCGAATTGGGTTCATATCATGAAATTCTTTGACATCGCATATACCGTTCAATAATAAAATCAAATAGTACATTTCTGTATTCCCATATATATCTGCACAAAGACGTTTGGGATTGTAGTTATACTTTTTGAGCTCTTCTTTTGATAATTTAATATAAATACACAGTCGTTTCAATTCTACTAAGTAATCATCAAGTACATTCTTTACGATATACTTGATATTAGCTTGTGTCATCTGATAGCTGAGCTTATCAAAGGATGGAATTCTACTGTTGGCATTCTTACCAGCCATAATAAATTCATCCAATGTATGAGAATAGATAGGATTAGACTGTCCATCTGTAATTACTCCAGAAGCACTTGGGATCAATGGCATTAGAATTCACCTCCTACAATAACTGGTTTAGTAATATCACCACTATTAAATGTAACGATAAATCGTGTTCCAGGGGGAATAAATTTGACCGGATATTTTCTGGCTACATCTGTAGGTATTTCCAGCATAATGGTCGATGCTGTATTTACGTTTCCAATCGGTATACTACCTTTATTTTTATTCAATAAATTTTTCTTAGATAAGCTGGCATGAGCAATGGTTGTTGTATTGTCTTTCAGTCCAACCAATGAACTGAGTCTGAATGGGAATTTACCACATTCATATTTATTACAAGTATCCAACAATATGGCTATGGCAGTTGTAGATACTCCACTGGAGTCGTCCATATGTATTTACCCCCAAATCGTTAAGAAAATATATATTATATCTATAGTAAGTTCAATTATAGTATTGTTAAACTAAGGAGAGATTAGTATGTCAGTACGCGACGAACTAAACAAAGAGTATTATGAAAAAGTGAAATTAGAAAATGCAATGAAATTCTCTAACTTTGTATTCCAACGAATAGGGTTAGAGATCGATGAACAAACAGGATATTTATATTGCCCAGATATTATAGACTACCAATCTCAGAAACCATTGGCTTTTGTATTTGATGGGTTTAAATATGTGCCATTTAAGAAACCATATTGCGATTTAGCAGAAACACGTGCAGAAGATACTAAGCTGTTTGACCCATATAACAATATGGCTCTTATGCAACAATGCTTAGGATGGTTTATGGTTCATCAATTGGGAATAGATACCAATAATGAAGTCTTATCTATGGGTATCAGTAATAGAAAGATGAATGACCCAGGATATGCATTTATTGCTTATTTCAATAAGCCAGAATTAGATGGTCATATTTATAATAGAGATTGTCTGAAGTATATGGATTTGATTCTAATGCTGGATGATGGAGTGATTATTGAATATGATCAACTAAGACGAATGGATATGGAATCTTATGATAAGTTTGATTTCAGTAAGAGACCTAAAGTTCCCAGAAAGAAGAAAGAAGATGAATGATGTCGTCTTAACCGAACAACAAGAAGAACTGGTTAATCGTATTATCGATTGGTTCTGGAACTCTAAAGAACCCGTCTCGAGTTATACTGGAGAAGCGGGTTGCGGTAAAACCGTTGTTATGTCAGAAGTCATTAGACGATTAGGATTACATGAATGGGAAGTTGCTCCTATGTGCTATACTGGCACAGCAGCTTTAGTATTGCGTTCTAAGGGTCTAACCAACTCGAGAACAATTCATTCATGGATATTTAAACCTGTATTTGTCAGAGACAATGAGCAGTATGATGCTTATCTGAATAGATATAAAACAAAACTTATATTTGTAGATAAACAATTGCCACCAGATGTAAAGTTAATCTGCATTGATGAAGCCAGCTTTGTTCCTATGAGTTTAAAACAAAAGCTATTGGATAAAGGAGTAAAGATTCTTTGTTGTGGAGATCTTAATCAGCTGCCACCAGTAGGAGATAATCCAGCATTCTTAATAGAAAAAGATATCTTCAAACTAACTCAGATTATGAGACAAGATAAAGATTCTGGTATTGTACAAATTGCTCATAAAATTTTAAATGGTGAAGAGTTATATCCTGGGACTTATGATAACGTAGATATCATAGAGCAAGAAGATCTGACAGACGATATGCTGATGAATGCAGATATGATACTCTGTGGTAAGAATGTCACCAGAGATAAATACAATACAAAAATGAGGCAATTAAGAGGAATAGATCCTAAACGAAAGATTCCAGAACATGGAGAGAAAGTCATATGCAGAAAAAATAATTGGAGATATGATTTGGACGGAATCAGTTTAGCCAATGGATTAACTGGTACAGTAGTTAACTATCCTACGGTAGCTTCTATATCTAAAGATCGATCATGGTTTAAAATTAATTTTAAACCATTTGCTTTTAATAGAACCTTTATAGATCTAAAATGCTCTTTTGAATACTTCAATGCATCCAAAGAGAAAAAAGACGTTTTACGCAACTCTAAATACACGAGAGGAGAGCGGTTTGAGCTCGCCTATTGTATCACAACGCATTTATCACAGGGTTCCCAGTATAATGATGGGATATACATCTCAGAATGGCTGGGAGGCGATATTATGAAACATTTAGACTATACTGGTATCACTCGTTTTGCCAAACATTGTACATTTGTACTTAGAAGCAGAAAGCAGTATTGGTAATTTCTATAAATTTAGTTGAAATGATATATTATATTCATGAGGTATTGTTACCTCATGAATATTTTTATTTCAAAAGGAGGATATTTTTTATGAGTATGGTATTTAGAAAGAACCTGGTTAATGCAATGACAGTTGAAAACCAGGAACAAGAAGAAAAAGAATTACGTTATTTGCTGCTTGTTTATACAGAAGAAAGCAAAGGAGAATCTGTTCAGATCTTCGATATTGTAGATGGACGAGCAGCCGCATTAGATAGAATCTATGTATTCTATGAAGAATATGGTACGATTGATTGGTTTAAATCGACCATTATCAGCGAAAAAGTTACACCTCAGAATGGAATCAGTTTCTATTCCTTTATGAGGTATGTGTTTGAAACCAAGTCAGAAGACTTTGTGCTTCCTAATGTGGGAAGTTATGAAGATCTGATTGATCTAATATCTGAAGATCCGGCATATAATGAATATTGCGAAAAGCATCATTTATATACGGATGACGATTTAGATACATTCTATGATAAAGATATAACTCATAATATTTAAGGAGAGTAACGATGAGCAGTCAACCCCAAGTTCTTCTACGAGCTGTATATGAATCTATGATAGATTCATTTTCAACAGAAGATACAGGAACCTTAGAAGAATTGATGATTAATACTCCTAAGGTTAAAACAAAACAAAATAAAGGTAAAAGGATATACGCAATCTATGCGTATCTAATTACTATTGGTATTAAGAATCATGTATATCGGTTAACAGACTACGATGACGACCATGGAAAAATAGAATGGAAACCTAAAGACAACGATACAGTTTTCGAAGAAAGTGTATCCAGATGTATACGAGTAACTCCAGAAGGATCTCCAATATGGCAATTTATGTATTTAACAGCCTTATTTGATCCACCAAAAGACCAAGTTCAATTCGAGTTACGTTTGATTAATTATTGGGTAAAGAATTTCGATCAATTTCAGAATGATCCATATTTGCTACCCAAGTATAATGATCAAGCTGCATCGTTAATCAAAGCTATATATACATATATGATTAAGAAGGGAGAATAATAAAAAATGTATAATTCCAAATCATTCAAAAGACCTAAGAAACAGCAGAAAGCTTCTAAGTTTTTCGAAGGATATATTCAACGGTATGGCGAAAACTTCCTACAGTATATCACAGAGCCAGCTGCTATTGCCAGATTAAAAAGAGATATGCATAGGTTAATCAAAGATATTGCATATGGAAATGTAAATATCAATAAGTATGGACGATATTTTACACCACAATTCAATTTCTGGTTAATTGAAGTTGTGGATGAAGAATATGTAAGAAAGTCTACTATTTTATCTGCTTTAAATCTTTATTGTACTACTTATCCTGGTGATGAGAATTCACTTAGGGTTAGAGCAGAAGCTAATGAAAGTTATCATGCCTATAGAATCATTTATGAGCGCATTTACGCATTAAATAAAACCGGTGATCTCAATAACATTACAGTATTACCCAACGCGTTGAAGTACTCATACAAGAATACAATTTAATTACAAATACAACAAATATGTAATTAGAATTTGCATTCTAGTTGGGTATTTGTTTGTTATTTGTGATTAGAGGTGAGATTCTATGGATAAACAGTATGTTATTGCTATTCGTAACGTGTTTGAACAGATCAAAATCAAGACATCTGATGGAGTAGAACATGTACCTACTATGGTATTGAAACTCGATAATGATGCCTGGATTGATGATAGTAAATGTGAACTGTTTTGGGATGATGCTAAAGAAGTATGCTTCTATTATCATTACAACCAGCTTCGCAACATGACACCGGCTATGATTGGTCGAGATCATGTATCTGTACCTGCTGTATTGTCTGCATTTGATTATGGAGAAATACAGGAGATGAAGATCTTATTGTCTAAAGATGCGCTGAAATCTTCGTTTGATGCTATTCAAAATTCTGGTGCTAAAGCCAGAGTGGATGCTACTCAGGTAGGACTGAATGATGCATTAAAGAAAAAGATCTTTGATAAATACGTTAACCAGACTTGTCCGGCTACAGACATGGACCTGTATACTAAAGGTTTGAATATTGGCAAACCAATAGATAACCCGTACAAGTAAGTTTTAAAAACTGTTATAATTATATAATATTATTATGAGGCTCTATGCCTCTTTTAATATTTCCATGGAGAGATTAAAAAATTATTTTAAGGAGGAAACAAACATGGAGAATTTTTATGGTCAGACTGGGTATGGATTTTATCCGCAGCAGGCTCCAACACCGCCCGCTACTAATCAGCTTTTGAACCCAGAAGAAATTGCGTTGCTTCGTCAGAAGGCTCCGCAGAAACAGGAGTTCTTTACAGCAATGTCTCCTATTGACAACTTAAAGACAAAGTGTGTTCACCACGACAATGGACGTGGTACAATTCGTCATATCGGAGACGGTGTGTATGAATGTACCATTTGCGGTGAACGTTTTAAGCCAGTTGAACCTGGAACAGATATCAGTCAGGTTATAAGCGATCTGAAAGACATCGTAGAATCTATTAAGTTCTATTATGGTGGTATCGATCCGGAAGCTGGTAAGAGAATTTATCCGGCATTCTATGTTCTGAGCCAGATTCCTCAGATGTGGAAAGTTGCATCTGATTATGCTAAGTCTTATGCACCGCAGCAGGCACAGCCGAACATGCAGGGTGGATATGATGGATTCAACACCATCGGTATGTATAGCCAGGTATTCTCCGGCAACGGTATGAATCCCTATATGGCTAATCCGGCAGGATTCCAGCAGCCAATGATGCCTCAGCAGTATCCGGCTCCTATGGCACCTCAGTATCCTGCACCGCAGATGCAGCCACAGGCTCCGATGTATAATCAGATGCCTCAGCAGCAGCCTATGCCGCCGATGCAGTATCCGCAGCAGCCGGCACCTGCTCCTCAGTATGCTCCGGCTGGTATGCCGCAGTATAGAGCAGATCAGGCACAGCAGTTCTCTGGTGCTTCCAATCCCATTGGTGGCCAAGTAGTAGAAAATACTGCTGTAGCTGTTCCTCAGCCTGCAACTGCAACACAGAATGTAACGGTTGCAACTCCTGAAAATGGAGAAACTAAGACTTACGTCGGATAAGTCTAACTAATTTCCTCTAAATATACACAACTATAAATACACAAATCGAAGAATGGGAAGAGCAGTATAATCTGCTCTTCCTTGACTTTGATTCATTAATTTTTAAAAAGGAGTAAACGATATGGATGACGATAAGTCAAAGAAAGATAATATCTATGATGGTAATGGTGAAGTTGTTCATCTAGATATAGCGACTTGCGCCGATAAAGAAACTCTGATTAAAATGATAGCAGAATTTGTCAATGTATTTATACCTGATGATATTGCCAATGCATCAATAAAAAATCCAAGTATGCTTCTAATTATGCATAAAGATCTATGCGGACGTGTAGGAGGATTTGATATTGTACATAGAGCAACTAAAACTGTCGTAGCCGGTATTGATGCTACACCAGATAGTCGTCCATTACCAGCAGATTTTATGGAAGATATGGAAGCAAAACTTAAAGAAATTCGAGAACATAAAAATGATTTTGCTTCTATGTTCGACAACGATCTGGGAGAAAATATGTCTGAGGAAGAAATCAAGGAACGATTAAAACATGCTAACTAAAAGTCTACGATACTAGAAACTTGTTAATAAGAAATTGTTAATGAGAGAAAGGAGTATTGAATTGACAGACTTTAAGAAGAACATTCAAGAATATTCTAAAAGTATTAAAACAATCAAAGAGTTTGCTAAAGCAGTTCAGCAAGCTCCAGGTATGTATATCGGCAGCATTGGGAATAAAGGATTTATCAATTGTTGTCGAGAATTATTACAGAATGCAACCGATGAACTTCAGAAGATTGATTCACCCTGTACAGAAGTATGGGTAGAGTTTTATGAAGACAATCATCAGTTCGTAGTAACGGATAATGGACGAGGAATTCCGTTTAAAGATATGCACCGCATTTATGCAGAAGAACATACCTCATCCAATTATGTAAAAACAGCAGGAAATTATTCTTCAGGCAGACATGGCGTAGGTGCTAAAGTAACCAATGCATTGTCTGAAGATTTTATAGTATTATCCAGAATCTGCAAACAATATAGTTCTACAGGGAAACCTATGGGGTTATCTATGAGTTTTCATGAAGGCATTGCAGAAAACAAATCTGGAACTCCTTATCCCAATAAGGAAAACTTCCAAGGAACCAAAGTATCTTTCACTCCATTAGAAAGAATCATGGGAAAGATTACAGTAACTTGTGAAGAAGTATTGGGTCTAATCGATATTATTCTGCCTTTACTCAAAATTGGAGCTATTATTAACTTCAAAGGAGTGAAGAAAGATGGGAAAGAAATCAATATCCGTAGAGTTAATGAATATGGAATTGATACCTATCTTATGAATAAACAATTCAAGCCCGTCATGAATCCAATTCATCTGAGCGATGATAATGGAACCATGCGGGCTGATATTAGTTTCACGTATGATGCCAACGGTCTTGATGAACAAGACACGGTATATTCATTTGCCAATATGTGCCTTACCATTAGTGCAGGTAGTACACATGCACAAGCTTTTGTCGATGCACTATCGAATTATTTTAGAAATTATATGAACAAGATTTATCTTGGGAATAAGTCTAAGATAACCACGATCAACAGCGATATCAGAGCTGGATTAAAAGCGGTTGTATCCGTTATGCATCTGGAACCGATCTTTGCTGGTCAGGCAAAAGAATTATTATCGAATGAAGATATTAAACCATTTATCAAAGACCTCGTAGATAGAGGATTGGATGAATGGAGTCGTTCGAATGCAAATGACTTACAGCGTCTATGTAAATATTTCAAAGACGTTGGTAATCTGCGTATGAAAACTAATAGTGAAAAGATCCAATTAACGAAAACGGCTGTATCTGTATTTACTGGATTGCCATCTAAATATCAGAAGCCATCTGGTAAGAAGAATTTAGAGCTTATTCTGGTCGAAGGTGACTCGGCTATGTCTCCATGCCGAGAAGCATGTGATCCTACAAAGCAAGGTATTATGCCACTCCGAGGAAAAGTATCTAATGCAATGACTCGTTCTAAGAAGGAATTCTTTAATAACGAGGAATGTAAAGCAATATATACTCTTCTGGATTGTGGAGAAGGCAGACGTTGTGATGTATCCAAATGTAAATTTGATAAGATCATATTCCTCGGAGATGCTGATGTCGATGGGCTTCATATCAGAACATTGCTGCTAAAAATGTTCTTGGTATATTATAGACCATTGGTAGAAGCTGGTAGAGTTTATGCTGCAGTACCGCCATTGTTTGCTATCAAAGGACCTAATGGAGAAGCTAAAGAATTCTTTACAGATCGTTCTGACTTTATCCGCTATGTGTATACTAAGTTTGCTAAGCATAATGTCATTAAGAGTTCTACAGGATCTGTTTTACCAACTTCTAAGGTTGTACAACTATTGAATGATAATATTGATTATCTCTTCAATATGAACGTGCTATCTCAGAATTATGCGATAGAACCAAATTTGTTAGAATTCTTATATAGTCTGATTTTAAATCAACTACCTATAGCTTCTATCAAGAAAGAATTGAAGAAGCGGTATAAGTATTTACAAGTCAGAGAAGAGAACCATATCTTAGTAGTCGATGGATTAGCTAATGATAAAGTACAAACAGCCGTATTCAATCAGAATATGTTGAATGATTGCAATGAACGTATAGCTCGATTCATTATGCATTCCGATCCCAATGGATATATTCTGAATGATGTTAAAGTAAGCCTGTATAGACTGATGGAAGAATTCAACAGATATACACCAAAAGGTTTACAACGCTTTAAAGGCTTGGGGGAAATGGATGCTCCTGAATTAGGAATATCTGCTCTACATCCTGAATTCAATAGAACTTTGATTCGATATACAACCAATGATATCATCAAAGAAATTGAAGAAATCAGGAGAATCGATTCAGATAAATCTGAATTATTAAAAGATATTGAATAAAAGTAAAGGAGATGGTCTATATAGACCATCTCTGAATCTTTTGCTATCTATTTCTTTTTTAGTTATATATTATATATCTGAGAAGTTATTATATTTTCAAAAGGAGGAAGTATTATGAATGTAATGGAACATCACGAGAGCGGATAGTTAAGATTATCCCTATTTACCTGGGTTATTCCCAGTTTATTATATATTCAAATTTCCAAATATGCATAATAAAACAAAGGAGTATGTAAAATGGAAAAAGAATTAATTAGTGAAAATTTTAGTGAAGATGTAAACATCAAGGAATCTGTATTGCTTAGATTAAGAGCTCAAAATAAGATTCCGAAGAAACCTATGGCCGATATATCCAAACGTATTAAAAAGGCTAAAGAAATTATTAAGACCATGACAGAATCTGAAAAGAAGATTTATGTCACCAGAGATTACAATATTTTCAAAGTATTGGTTGGAAATCGTGCCGTATTGTCGGAACGTGTATTAAAGATCACTCGTTCTATTGTACAGCATGGTTATATTACCAACCCTCTGATTGTTAACGAAAACATGGAAGTTATTGATGGTCAGGGCAGATTACAAGCATTACGAGCTCTTCATCTTCCGGTAGAGTATATTATTCAGCCAGGATTGGATGTAGATGATTGCATTGCTATGAACGTCATTACGTCCAATTGGAAGCCTTATGATTATATTGCATCATATGCAGAGCTTGGAGATGAAAATTATATTCGTATTAAGACGCTCTTTGATACATATTGGGATCTTGGTGCTAAGAATATTTATCAAGTATTAGGATTGTATCATAAAAGCAGATATGGTGCTACGGGCAGTATTAAGTCTGGATCATGTACAGTTTCTGAAGAACAGTACAATTATGCTAAGAATATTCTGGAAGAAACTCATACTTATCTACATATGACCAGATCATCTGAATATGATAGAGGTATAAATGGTAAAGGAACTAAGACGGCATTTTTCTCTGGAATCATTTGGATTCTGATGCATGTGCCAAATATCGATACAGATCGTCTCTATAAAGTATTGAATGAAAAGCATAGCTTCATGATGCCTTTCGTTAATATTGAGACATGTGTGGAGTCTATTGGAAATCTATATAACAAAGGACTTCGTAATAAGATTAATTTCTCTTTACTTTTAGCAGAAGTGAAGAATTCCACATTATTTAAGTCCAAGGAGGAGGAAGCAGAAGAATGATTGATTTCAATGAAGAGAAGATGAGAGAGCTAAAAGAGATTGTAACGAATAGAGGTGGTATTGTATATTGCCAAAAAGGAAATATGAATAAGTTTATCGAGCGTATTATTACTCCGGCTTATCTATTTTCCATATTGGAGTATATGATTAGAGATAATGTTAAAGATAGACCCGTATTAAACACAGAAGAGAAGTTTGTTGTTAATGTCATACAATCAAATTCTGTTGCTGTATCAAATAAACGGTTATCTCGTTATATTTGGCATACAGCCTATTCTAAGGCATACCTGGCTAATATTGTTCCGGAATGGTATTTGAATGGACATTATCTGGATGATAATCCTATTCTGGAAAAATCATTAGCCACTCTAAGAACAATCTTTACGTCTAAAGAAACTCCATCCTTCGAATCTGTACTGAAAGATATTGTTCAGGATAAGTATTCTTTAAGTGATGAAGTAGTAGATCGTACAATTATGGTGAATACATTATATACGATTTATTATATGCTGAAGTTTATTATGCAACAGAATATATATTCTACATTAAACGATGAAACATCACGTATTCATCATATTGCTGTTAAAATGTATTATGAATTTAGAGATTTGGATGATAAAGAATTTAATGGATTCTTTGATACTCCATGGAAAGATGCAGTAGGTGATAGAACATGAGACCATATATTAAAAGACAAAGAACAATTTTACATACCAATAAGATTGAAGGAAACTGCCATTGTGGTAGTTGCTGCAATCATCATCATGCAAACATCCTTCATAGCGATGAACCAGTGTATATTGTCGATCTGAATAAGGACGTTTTCACTATCAGAAACATATACAATCAGTGGGATGTAAAAGAACAGAGTGCGGAATTGAATGCTACACTAGGTGAGAAACTGTCCACATTTGAAAAGTTTCAGAAGCTGTTCGCAGATTATCTCAAAAGGAATAAGAAGATGTTTGAGCAAATGATCAATAACGGGTATGCTAAAAAGACTGGTAATCCTGTTACATCTACAATCTTTACTCGGTTGGGAGCTAATAGTATATTAGCAGTATTTATTGCTGAAATTATGCATGAACTCGATCCTGAAAAGAAGATTGAATATAAGTAATCGTAAACAGGAGACTAAATTCTCCTGTTTTATTTTTATCTAAGGAGGTTCATATGGATGAGAAATTGGTAGAGTATATAGAAAAAGAATTAATTGCTTCAAAGAAAACACCAACAATTATACATTCTATCGTAGACGACATTCAATCAGAAGAATGTTCGTCTGTCAATGTAACTATAGTTCATCATAATGATATGGATGGTATATTCTCCGCTCTAATGATTAGAGAATTATTGAAAACATTTGATTCTCCAAAGATCGATATTCATTATGTAGAATATAACTATCAAGCTGGATATGATTTGGTTAATAAGATTCCATTAGGCTCTGAAGTATTCATTGTTGATCTCTCATTAACAGAATCTCAGATTAAGAATATTTTGCATAGAGTCAGCAATATATTGATTATCGATCATCATATGACTTCTATTGGGATTCTTAAAGATCTCATAGATAATGATGAAGATATTATGAAACGTGGCGATTTGGCATTTTATGTCGACGTCAAAGGTTGCGGAGCTATGAATATCTACAATCTGTTTAAAGATGTCCACTATAAGAATAAGAATAAAAAGATTTCTGATGTGGTCAATCCCAAGACCATTGATTTGGTGGATCAATATGATCGTTGGGATCGTAAGATCAACGACTATCATAATTGTGATTATTTGAATACCTATTGCTGGGAATCCAGTAGTTTATTTGTAAATTCTAATATTATGGATAAACTATTGTATAATAGGGATTTTTTGCAAGAAGCTTTACAAGTCGGAGAAGAACTATATGAACTACAACAACAAAAATACAAAGTCAAATTTGCAGCTTTTCATAGAAAAGGCTTTTTCCATATTGATGGTCATATCTATCGTGTGTGCTATATGTTCGGTTTTGGCAATTCCATTGCATTTGGGGACGATATAAACAAATATGATTTCTGTATACTGATCAATAGACCAGATATGTATGGAAATATAAAAGTCAGCCTATATAGTGCTGAAAATAGAGTAGAAGTAAATGAATTATGCGAACAACTGGGTGGAGGAGGACATCCTCATGCCGCAGGATTCTCTATGAGTAGTGTAGATGAACTGTTTAAGTATATTCAATAATTCATTTAAAATTACAAAGAGCCATATGGCTCTTTGTAATCTATTTCTTTTTTGATTATATATTATATAGATAGAAAGAAGTATAATGTACAAATACTTCTTAAATTGTTTTAGTCAAAAGGAGGACTATAATGATTATTTTGAGACCATTCACAGAGACGGTTTTTCCAAACGGATTGACTCAGTATATGTACAGATTCAATCTGATCATCGACGACGAATTCATTGGTAGATATCAGGCCTCAGTCTGCTACAATGAAGAGAAACCAACAAGAGTATCTATTAAAATCATGACGATACCAGTCGATGAATGGAATGATCCTGTTATTCTCAACACGACGTATAAATCTGTTGGTAAGTATTGTAAAGATACAAAAGCCAAAGTTGAGAAGATCATCAAAGATGCTGTACGCGGATTTGTCGGAGGATCTCCTACTAAGAATAGGGTCTATATAGCACACTATGCTACAGACGCGAATGGTTAAATTGGAACACTGGCTCATATGAGCCAGTGT